TCTCACCTAACTGCTTGAAAGGATGACGAAATGCCTACGATAGTTACGGCCACAGAGCTTAGGACAATTCTTGGCGTTTCGTCATCCCTATATTCAGATGCTTATCTTGGCGACATAGTAGATGCCTCTGAGAATCTAGTTCTGCCGATGCTAGTTACTTTCCAAAGCAAGATTAACAAAGTAAAACTAACCGATAATATTGCTTACTTTGAGACTGCAACAATTCAAGAATTTACAGAAGGCCAATCCGTAATTATTACTGGCTGCGGAGCTCCTTTCAATGGCACTCACACAGTAACCGATAACGAAATTACCGATTATGTATTTACAGTCGCAATCACCAATGCAGACATATTGGAAAAAAATGTTATCCCAGCAGGAAATGCTGCACTCTCTGGACTATCAACCTATGTCGGAAATGCCAATGCTGAAGCTGCTATTCTGGCTATCTCCGTTGAAATCTTCCAAGCCAGAACCGCCGCTGGTGGATCAATCGAAGGCGTAGATTTTGCAGTTACCCCTTACCGACTATCTAAGAATTTACTTGCCAAAGTAACTGGCTTACTTGGCCCATATCTTGATGTTGAAACTATGGTCGGCTAATGCCAGCATCAACAATTGCTACAGATGTTAGAGGCGCTATTAAGACCGCCTTGGCTGGCTGCACCGCTAATATTTATGACTCAGTTCCAGAAGCGCCAATAGTCCCAGCAATCGTAGTTGTCCCAGATGCGCCTTATATGGAGCTAGAAGTTTTAGGTAAATCAACTACTCGCGTCAAATTAAATTACACTATTACTGCTTGCGTTGCGTATTTCAGCAACGCCGCTTCTCTAGACAATTTAGAGCAATTGATTATTAGTATTCTTGGAGCGCTAAACGCTTCCAAGTATGAGTTATCGACAGTCGATAGGCCGTCAGTAACAACAGTAGGAACGACCAATTTATTGGTTGCAGACATACGCTTGAGCGTCCGCTACGAGCAAACCGCATAGGAGACCCAAATGCCAACTACAGTAATAACTGGGCGCGATGTTACCTTCACACTTGATAGCGCTAACTACGATGCCCAAGCAACAAGCGCAGTCCTAAGCTGCGACACAATCATTGAGACTTACCAAACTCTTGATGGTCGCGCTTATAAGTCCGTTGATAAGCAATGGACATTTACAATTGAATTGCTACAGGATTGGGGAGTTGCAAGCTCTCTATTCGAAGCAATGTGGGCAGATGCCGAATCAGCACCTAACACCACACTTACAGTTGCCTTCACGGCGACAACTGGCGCAGTATTTACTTTCAGCGTATTGCCAATCTTCCCAGCAGCAGGAGGCGCAGCTCCAGGAGCGCTTACCGACACTTGGACAATGACAGTCGTTGGAACACCAGCAGAGAACTTCAGCTAAGAGATCGGAGCATCGGGAGCTATGAAAATTTCAATAACAATTAAATATAGCTCGGGCGAGTCAGCAACTTATCAGGCTGGCTTGCCAGAGTGGGCTAAGTGGGAACGCAAGACAGGCAAGTCGATTTATTCGATGAAGGATATATCGGCCTACCAGCAAGCGGACTTCTTAGATCTTGCTTACTTTGCGTATAAGCGCGAAGCAGCAGGGAAGCCAACTAAGTCTCAGGAGATTTGGGAGCTAACAGTCGAAGAGATGACGATTGGAGATGAAAGCCCAAAAGTTACGAGTCCGGAAGCATCAACCGACTAATAGTCGAGATTGCAATAGCAACTGGAATACCGATGACTTACTGGACTGATATAGACCAAGTCTTAACGGCAATAGAGATATTAAAGGAGCGTAGCGGTGGCAGATGAGTTACCAATCAGTTACGACAAACGCGAGCTCCGCTCAATCATTACTGCTTTTAAAGCGATGGATGATGAAGCCGTTAGCCAAGCTAAACGAGAATCTAGCGCGCTGGCTACTTACGCAGCCAACGAAATTAAAGCCTATGGACTCACCAGAACCTTTGGCCAAGAAGCAGTCCGCCGAATCACCACAGGCGTTAAAGTCTCGGCCAGCTCCAAAATCGGAGAGTTCTCATACGGATTTGCTAGTCAGCGCTTTTCTGGTGGCGGTAGCACACAAAAACTCTGGGCAGGTTATGAATTTGGATCTAATCGCTTGCGTCAGTTCCCGAGAAGAACACCCAGCAAAGGTCGCGGCAATGCTGGCTACTTTATCTACCCAACCCTTCGTAAGATTCAGCCTGAATTAATTAAGAAATGGCAAGAAGCATTTTCCAAGATATTGAAAGAGTGGGATAAGTAATGGCTGGCAGTAGAACACTTAAACTCTCGATTCTTGCTGATGTCGCTGATCTCAAGAAAAATCTTGATACTGGCTCTAAAGAAGTTGAAGGCTTTGGCGGTAAGTTAGAGAAGTTTGGCAAAGTCGCAGCAGCAGCCTTTGCAGCAGCAGCGGCAGCAGCAGCGGCCTATGCAGTCAAGTTAGCCGTTGATGGCGTTAAGTCAGCTATTGAAGATGAGGCTGCTCAGCTTCGTTTAGCCAATGCCCTTAAGAATGTTACTGCCGCTACTGACGCCCAGATTTCAGCAGTCGAGGAGCAGATACTCAAAACCTCTTTAGCTACTGGCGTTGCTGATGACCAGTTGCGTCCAGCGCTTCAGCGCCTAGCAACTGCCACAGGATCAGTAACTAAGTCTCAAGATTTATTAAACCTAGCCTTAGATATTTCAGCCGCTACTGGCAAAAGTGTTGAAACAGTATCTAATGCTCTAGGTAAGGCTTACGAAGGCAATACAAGCTCTCTAAGCCGTTTAGGTGTTGGCTTATCAACTGCCGAAATTAAAACCCTTGGATTAGAAGGCACAGTAAAGCAATTAGCCGAAACCTTTGGCGGTGCAGCAACAGTTCAAGCCAATACCTTTGAAGGTCAAATAGCAAGACTCAAAGTGGGCTTTGACGAAGCTAAAGAATCAGTAGGAGCTGCTTTATTGCCTACTCTCCAAAAGCTTTTAGATTATTTTATTAACACAGTTATTCCTAAGTTTATAGAATTTAAGGATGCAGCACTCAAGCCAGTTACAGATGCTATTGCTAGAAACAAAGAGTCATTAACTATTCTCTATAACTTTATTAAAGATTTTGTAGTGCCGGTATTGATTAATAACCTTGGCGGAGCACTTAGCTTTATTGGCAAGGTTGCTGGTGGCATTTTGGATGTTATTGGCGCAGTAGTTAATGGCATTAAGAGCGCAGTTAATTTTGCCATTGACGCAATTAATGTTCTTATACGCGCTTATAATGCCGTTCCACTTTTGCCTAATGTATCTACTATTTCTAAGCCATCATTCTCAGCCCCAAGCACTCCGAGCAGCTCAACACTTCCAAAGATTGCTACTGCTCCAAGCCCAAGCATCCCAGCAGCTCCTAAGCCATCTACTACTCCAAGCGCTCCATCAGCTTCTAGTGCTAGCGCCCCATCAACGCTAGTGCCAAGCGGTAATGCAATTCCATCTGGATTTAATGTCGCTGGAACAGTTGCAGCTAATAACGCTGGCGTAACTATTAACGTAAATGCTCCATCTGCTATCGATGAAGAAGGATTTACTCGAGCAGTTATTTTGGCTTTAAATAATACGGAACGGAGAACTGGTGGCGGTGGCTCGAGCCTAGTTACCCAGAGTCCTCAATGACCGCTTGGAATCCCGTTTATCGCGTTAAAGTCAATGGATCTACAGTAACTAGCGCGACTCTTAGCGGCCTAACTATTACCTCTGGTCGGACTGATATTTATTCGCAACCGATTGCTGGCTATTGCAATCTTACGCTTATTGAAACTGCTGAGGCAGCAATACCTTTTGAAGTAAATGATGCAGTAACAATTGAAGTTCAAAATTCTGCTGCAACCTATGTAAATTTATTTGGCGGTTTTATTACAGATTTAGGAATAACAGTTCAATATTCTGGCTCTACTGCGACAAGCCAGCAAATAAAAATAGTAGCCGTTGGAGCTTTGGCAAGGCTTAACCGCGCGGTTTATACGGGCAACTTTGCTCATCAATTTGATGGAGACAGAATCGAAGAACTTCTTAGCACAGTCCTATTCGATCAATGGAATGAAGTTCCAGCTGCTGAAACTTGGAATGGCTATGACCCATTGGTTCAATGGCAAGATGCAGAAAATAGCGGATTAGGTGAGATTGATACTCCGGGGGATTACGAGCTTCATTCAGAAAACAATTTGAACGATACAGTTTATAATCTTGCTTCTCGCTTTGCTACTAGCGGACTTGGATATTTATATGAGGATAATCAAGGTCGAATCGGATACGCGGACTCAACGCATAGATCTCAATATTTAGCAACTAACGGCTATGTTGATTTAGACGGCAATCATTCAATTGGCCCCGGACTTTCAATTCTTAAAAGAGCTGGAGATGTTAGAAATTATATAACCATTGGATATGGAACTTCAGGGGCAGAGGTAACAGATGAAGATTTGGCATCAATATCTGAATATGGGCTTTTAGCTTCTACCATATCGACCACTCTCCGAAATGTAGGAGATGCAACTGCTCAAGCAGCCTTCTACCTACTTATCCGAGCCTATCCTCAATTTGCCTTAAGGCAGATAACCTTCCCAATAGCCAGCGGTGAAATCGACAATTCAGACCGAGATAACCTTCTTGGCGTATTTATGGGCCAGCCTCTTAATATCATCAATTTGCCAGCCAATATGGTAGGCGGTGAATTCCAAGGATTTGTCGAAGGATGGACTTGGACTGCCAGCCTAAATCAGCTAAACCTAACTCTAAATGTATCGCCATTGGCTTTTAGCCTTCAGGCGTTCAGATGGAACTCAGTCCCAGCGACTGAGACTTGGAATACAATAAGCCCGACTTTGGACTGGCTCAACGCTACAATAGTTGCATAAGGAGAAAATATGCCAACAACAACAAACTTTGGCTGGACAACGCCAGCTGATACTGATCTAGTCAAAGATGGCGCAGCTGCCATTAGAACCCTCGGCAATGGGGTAGATACCTCTTTTCTTGATTTAAAGGGGGGGACTAGCGGTCAGATACTTGCAAAGAATTCAAATACAGATTTAGATTTTGTCTGGGTAGCTAACGATGTAGGTGATATAACTGGCATTACAACTGGCACAGATTCAGGTTTATCAGGTGGCGTTACAAGCGGAACAGCAACCCTAAGATTGAAGTTAGAGTTTGATGCAGAAACAGGCACAACTTACACACTTGTAGCAGGCAACCTTAATCAGCTAGTAACACTAAATAACGCAAGCCCAATTACTTTAACTGTACCGCCTAGCGTTTTTAGCGCGGGTGATGTAATAAATATAGCGCAGATAGGCGCAGGCCAAGTAACCCTAGCGCAAGGCGCAGGCGTAACTATTAACTCAACTGGTGCAACAGCAACAGCACCTAAACTACGCGCAAGATACAGCGCGGCTAGTATTATCTGCACCGCTTCAAATACCTTTTTAGTTGTTGGAGATATTGCCTAATGAGTTTAATCGGGATTATTGCTTCACAAAATTATCCGCGCGGTAATGTAGATTATTTAGTTGTTGCTGGCGGCGGCGGCGGCTCTGGTGGTATGGGCGCAGGCGGCGGTGCAGGTGGCTTGCGTTGCACTTTAAATAACACAGGCGGCGGTGGCAGTTTAGAATCTCGTTTTGCAGCTGTATTATCAACTAATTATACGGTAACAGTGGGAGGCGGCGGCGCAAGAAATGCCTCGCGCGGAGTAGCAGCAAGTGATGGCGGCAATTCTGTTTTTTCAACAATAACCTCAACAGGTGGCGGTGGCGGTAGTAATGGTAATGCTGCACCAAATAACACACCTCGCTCAGGCGGTTCAGGCGGAGGGCTAGTAGGTGAAGGTGTCACAGGCGGTGCTGGAACTGCAAATCAAGGTTTTGCTGGCGGTGGTGGTAAAGATGGTGCAGTTGCTTTTACTGCTTGCGGTGGCGGTGGTGGCGCTGGACAAGTTGGCGCTTCTGGAACTGGCACTTCTGGAGCAAACTCTACTGGCGGTGCTGGCGGTAATGGTGTAGCAAGTTCAATAAGCGGCTCATCTACAACATACGCAGGCGGCGGTGGTGGCTCTGGAGATACAAACCAAGGGGCAGGCGGAAGCGGTGGCGGTGGTGCAGGTAATATAAGCACAGGCAGTAATGGAACTGATAATTTAGGCGGTGGCGGTGGCGGTGCTGGAAATGGTGGTTCTTTCCAAGGTGGCAACGGCGGTTCAGGTGTTGTTATTTTGCGTTATCCAACTGCTTTTGGAACTATAACTATCGGCGCAGGTTTAACAGGTTCAACAAGCACAAGTGGTGCAGATACTATTGCAACAATTACTGCTGGCACAGGAAATGTGAGTTGGGCATAATGGCACATTACGCATTTTTAGATGAAAACAATTTAGTAACTGAGGTTATTACTGGCATTGATGAAACTGAACTTATTGAAGGTTTAGACACAGAAACTTGGTATGGTAATTTCAGAGGGCAAACCTGCAAACGCACTTCATATAATGGCAATATACGCAAACAATACGCAGGCGTTTCGTATTATTACGATTCCGTCAATGATGTATTTATAGCGCCACAGCCTTATTCATCTTGGTCGCTAGACGAGAACTTTGATTGGCAACCGCCAACACCTAGACCTGAAGGATTGCCTTGGTATTGGGATGAAGATAGCCTTAGCTGGCTAGAACAATCTTTATAGATAATGGCTAAACTATGTGCAGCAGGTATTCAACTTCGGGAACAAATCGATGATGATTATCCTGATCGCGATAGGAAGTCTGACGGCTGGATTGCTGACGCTAGGCATCTTGCTAAAGGCACTTCTGACCATATACCAGTCGATGGAATCGTTAGAGCTTTAGATATTGATGCTGATTTATCAGCTCACAAAGAAGAGGCTTACGCGTTAGTTGAGAAGATTCGCAAGTTAGCCAAGAAGGGCGATAAGCGAATTAAATACATAATCTACGATGGAAAGATTATGAGTCCGATACTCGGATGGAAGCGCAGAGCCTATAAAGGCGCTAACCCTCACCGGTCGCATTTCCATATTTCATTCACAACTTTGGGAGACAAAGATGGCAGTTATTTCAACCTCGAAGGAGAAGCTAATGAG